GTCGCCGACTGCACGCAGTCTGTCAAAGGACCAGTCAAGTCCTTCCAAGTATCCGTTCAGCGGTTCGAGTTGGTAGTCGGTGACAGCGAACGTGACATCAAAAGTTCCGTCAGCGTCGGGGTCGGTCTTCACAACTAGCGAGGCCGTTGAGTACACGTCGTCGATGTCGCAGACGAAAGAGTTGTTCGCTTGGAAGATGCGTGTCGTTGCCGAGCTGTACGCCCAGAACTGTCGGTTGCAGTAGCCGTCGATCAGACGTGATGCTGCTTCGGTTGCGTTGTCAATCAGCGTGTCGTCTGCGGTGTCGGCGGTGCCGATTCGCAAAGCCGCCTTGACCTGGGCTCGCGTTGCGTAACCGTTAGTGATGGCCATGGTGGCTCAATCCTACTTGACTAAACCAACGAAGTAGAGGTCATGGGATACATCGTTCACGCTGAAGGCCCACTCGCTGAACATTGAATCCATGTCAAGTTGTTCCGTGAAGTCTTGTTCCGTCAGGTTCCGGTAATAGTCCCAAAGGCGAACCGTCAACGGAGACGACCCAGGGTGACATCGGGATGTTCCGTGCTCTTCCCTCCCAGTTGTTGCGCACGACATGACCACCAACCCAGAGCTCATTCTTGTCATGTTGGTGAAGGTCGCTTGCCACTGTGGATTGTGCTCGAAACATTCTGCTGAAAGGCAGACATCGAAGTGTCGATCAGGGAAACTAAGGTCTTGACCAAAGGCCACCAAGTCAACGCCTTTGCCTGCCGCAACATCGACGCCGAGATAGTTGCAATCTTGGAAGAGGTCACGCAACGACCCGTTGATGTCAAGTGATCCAACTTCCAACACATTGACACGTTGGAAGAACTTGGGATAGTCCGTCTTGACTTGCTCAAAGAATCTGCCTTGTTCCAGATGAGCCATCAGTCCCAACCCAACTCGAGCCTTCGCTGCAAGTCCCAATCCAACGGCAGGTCCGCAATCATGCGCTCCTCGAACAGTTGACGGTTGGCATCGAACGTGACCTGGTTGCGCATCTGGAAGCGGGTGTCTGATTGCAAGGTGCTGGAGTTGCGATGGTTGATGTTGGCAGGTGACCGCAGAATCTTGACGCCTTTGCGTTGGGCTCGCACCTCGTAGTCGTTGTCCTCGAAGTAGGCGGGATGGTAGCCCTCGTGGAACAGTCCGACCTTCTTGACGACTTCTGAGCCAAGCCAGAAGCACGACCACGGTGGTTTGCCACCCAACACCAAGTTGTCCGTCGCTGCCAGGGAGAAGAACTCCTCGACACCGTCCGCACCGAACCCGACGTCGTGATTGACAATCATCCAACCGGAGGACGAGCAGGTGGCTTTGATGCCGAGGTTCCACGATGCCGCGACACCCAGGTTCCTTGGCATTCGGTAGTGGTAGATCTGTCGGGCCTTCTCGCAGCGTGGCACCCACTTCGGATGGTTGCCGTTGTCGATGACAATCAGGTCTCCGATGCGTCCGTCAAACGACGTCAGCATCGCTTCCACGCGCTCGTGCTCGGTGAGCACCGGCACGATTACGACTGGGACAAGCGGCACCATTCTGCAATCTCCTTCATCGCTGGCTTCCAGTAGGTCTCGTACACATGGTCCGCTTCGTACTGCTTGGCGAAGTCAACCGCCTTCTGCGAACGGCCACGGCCACGGGCATACGCCTGCTCAAGCCCGTTGAGGATGCTGGGCACTGACGGGGTCAGGAACCAGGACGCCTGGGCGGCATCCCAGAACGGTTGCCCATCGACCAGCCAGCCGTCACCACAGAGCTCAGGTTGCGCGGAGAAGCGTGAAACGATGACGGGCGTCCCACACGCCTGGGCTTCCACTACGGGGATGCCAAAGCCCTCTCCCATGCTGGCAGCCAGCAAGACGTCTGCGCCCGTGTAGAGGGCTGCCATGCCGTTCTGAGGCAAGCCCATGCGGTAGGTGTACGGGTCGCAGTAGCGAATCTTGCTGTCGTCAATCCCGCACATCGCAGCCAGCAACTTCAGGTCGATGCCACCCATCGAAGCGTTCTGTTCGGTGTGCATGTAGAGCACCGCGTCGTCGTGCTTCTGGGAGAACATGCTGAACGCCATGAAGTTCTCAGCGAACGCCTTGCGAGGAGGGAACTGACCTTTGTTGACGGCGGTCATCATCACGACGAACTTGTCTTCGGGGATGCCCATGATGTCTCGCCCGGTAATGATTTTGCCGTTGTTGTCTTTGATGCTCGGGGTCGGTTTGTAGATCGACTCGATGCCGTGCGGAACGTAGACGTTCCGGATGCCGATGTTGTTGAGTTGCTGATGGCCGAACTTGGACATGGAGATGGGCATCACGTTCGGTTTGGAACACCAGGCCGCCACATCCGGTGGACAAGGCTGGTGGTCAATCGGAACCCAGGATGCGATGTTGGCAACTTTGTCCAGGCTCGGTGACTTCAAAACCCACACGTCAAAGAGTGTCATCAGAAGTTTTGGAAGGTTGGAGTTCTGTGTCCAGTCCATCCAGTGGGCGGCCATGATGTCGTCGCTGTATGCGCTCATTCCTCGCGGATAGATTTTGATTCCGTTCCACGTCGACGTTGAGGCTTCGAGTCCGTACATTGCGAGGATCGCAACTTCGTGCCCTTCTTGGATGAGCCTTTTCGTGGCTTGCTGGGTTTGCTGTCCGTAGCCTGTTCCAGCCCATGGGGCGTTGGAATACCAGAGGGCTCGAACCGCATCCGGGGATCTATGACTGACTCCTCGGGCAAGTGCGCTACGCCCAGCTGCAAGAGCAGGGTCGCCTCCGGTCCCGCCAAATCCACTGGGACTCCCTTGATGATTATCCGCATTCACGCAGTCTCCTTTCGCAGGTCGCAGGTTTCAGTTGTAATGGGTCGACGCGACCCTGCGTAGTTTCGCGCCGACCCACCAAACCTTATTCGTGGGGAACTCTTGGGACTAGCTGTTCGCGTTCTTGTAGAACTTGACGTGGCTGGTCTGTGGGAGGTTTCCGTCCACGCGCATTGAGGCGCGGAACGTGACGAGATCCGTGTTGAATGCGAAGTCGTCAGAACGGTCCAGACGGAGGCCGCCTGCCATGCGTACGTAGTACGAAGGCAAGTGTCCGAAGATGACCGACTTGGTTGCCGAAGCGTTCGAGGCCATTGCTGGGTTCTCAAACACCGGGTAGCTCAAGACACGGTCGTTTCCGTCAGCCAACGCTGGGCTGAAGATGTACGCGCCGTTGTTGTCCTTCAGTTTGCGGACGACTCCGAGTGACGCTGTGTTCATCATCCAGCCGACACCAGGCAGACGACGTGCTGAACCGTCCAAGGCGTAAGCCAAGTCGATCAGGTTGTCTGCGCTGAACGTCGGGCCAGAGGTCGTGCCAGTCACAGCCGAAGAGGCTGCGGTGACAATGCCGTTTGGCTGCGATGAACCCGTGCCGACTGTCAGGTCGTTGTTGACCTTGAAGCCGAGAGCATTACCGGTCTGGACTGCGAGGAAGGACAAGATGTCCACACCCGAGTCTTCAATCAGTTCGCGGCTCAGTTGCACCAGGAACGAATACTTGTAGGCACTGAGCGTGATGAAACTGTTTAGTGTGAAATCACTCTCAGAGATGGCTGAGCCTTCTGAGGTGATTGCCGCCGTTGACCAACCAGCCTGCGATGGAATCTGGAGGTTTTCGCCACCAGCCGTGCGGAGAGCTGTTGATGTCTCAAGCATCGGTCCAACAAGACGTGCCTGTTCAATCACCTGGTTGTAGAACGAGGTGGGAACTGGTGCGCCAGTTGAAGCCTTGGTGATGTCGCGTCGCTCAAAGGTGTGGCCCTTGACATCGCCGCGCGACATGGCACGGATAACATCCGCATCAAGTGTCACTGCTTTTTCGGTTGGTCGAACTTGACCGGCAATCTCACGAGTTGCCAGTTCAATCTTGGCTTCGCGTACTGCATCGGCCTTGAGGCCTTCGATGCGGGTTGCACGCTCGTTGAGTTCGTCGTTCATCTTGCTGTATGAAGCCTCTTCCTCAGAAGTGAGGTCGCGGCCTTCGGCAGCTGCGGTGTCGAGAAGAGCTTTCGCTGCATCCCAAGCACGCTGACGCTGCTCGACTTGTCGTTGAATGTAATCGTTTGACATTGGGTGTCCTTTCAGACGTTAGGTATTCGTGATACGCAAGGATTTGTATCGCACCCAGCGAGGCACCTCAACTGGTGGTCGTAGCGGCTCCGCACACGACTGTGTAAAGAATACTAGACGATGGTCTTCAGCAAATCAAGTTGCTTTGACATGATCCCGATGCGCGACAATGTCGGCTCCGGCTGCTTGCGCAACTTGCCGACGACTTCGCTCAACAGTCCAGCCTGCTCGTCATCCAACTCCGACCCGGCTTCGAGCACGGTGATTGCAGCGGCCAACTTGTCGGCATCCACCTGGGTGCGTTGAGCCAGCACTTCCAGGCTGCGAACGCTTGCCGTGGTTGCCTCATACGCGGGGAAGCCAGTCACGACCGACACTTCAAACAGGCGTACTTCGTGCAGCTCACGGGTTGAACCGTCATCGGAATACTTGTCCCCGCCACGAGGAACCGAGAACCCGAAGGACATCGAGTCCACGTCACCGCGTTGCATCAGGATTGACAAGTCGCGACCGACCGTGGTTGGTGGCAAGTCTGCGTCAACTAGCAGACCTTTGGAATCTTCCTCAACACGCAACGTCCCGGCACGGGTAGTTCCGAGCAGCATGTTGGAATCATGGTTGAGATACATGCGCACGTTGTTGCGCATCTTCAAAGACTTCTTGAACGCACCGGGCATCACCGTCTCGGTGAATGGCAACGGTTGCGAAGGTGAGTTGAACACGGCAGCGTACCCACGGAACGACATGTAGTCGCTCTCGTCATCAACGGTTGAACGAATCTCAAACTCGCTGAACTGGACTCTGCGTGTCTCAACTTTTTCAGTCATTACTTCCTCGAAGATCGTGGATGACCTTTTGGTAACAGGTCGTTGTCGGTGATGTATGCAGGGTTCGCAGGTCGCCCACGCTTCAAGAGTACCAAGAAAGCGTTGACTCTCGCCATAGACCACGCAGCTCTGCTAATGCCAGGACGATGCGACGTCGAGTACGCACCCGACCCGCGACGATAGACGGCACGCAACATGCCAGGCGTCGCCCGCTTCCAAGACGCACTGTCAGCGTCCAACGAATCGTTGTGCTCGACAACTTTGTTCTTCAACCCTGTCTCGATGGCCTCAGTCAACTCGATTGTTCCCGAGCCCGCAGCCGCACCGGCAGAACCTTTCGGATTTACTTTGGAGCCTTTGACTTGGTCTTTGGCTGGTGCAGGTTTTGACTCCATGTGACCGCCACGCTCGTCTTTGACCTTCTGTGCTTGACGCTCATACCATTGCAACGCAGGCTGCGGATCTGTCGGGTCCATGCCCCACAAGTAGAACGCCACCGCCCCAGGCCCAGGGAACTGTTCGTTGTTCGGGTTGCTGTTCTGCACCGCGTCAAGGTCGGTCATGTGGCGTTGACCCCATGCCGCTGAACGCACGACCTTGTCTTCGCTGACTCGACCAGCGGCCAAGTCACGAGCCTCGCGCACCGTCTTGTCGGTCAGCCCATCACCGGCAAGTCCCTTGCCGTAGTAGTCCAAACCTTTGCGTGCGTTCGCACGAATGTAGTCCGGTAGGTCGAACGACAACTGACGCAGAATGTTCGGGTAGTCGAAGTAGTAGTTCGGGTCACGGTCCGAGACGTCACCCGTCTGCACGGTTTGTCCTGGGTTGTCGTTCGGCAAACCTTCAACTGGTTCCCACGCTGCGCAGTAGTAAGCAGGAGAGACCAACGCCTCCCAGCGTTTGCAATAGAACTTCTTGTAGTAGCCGCAGTTCCCGCAGTTGTGATTCGCAGGAACGTCAGGCGATGACGCAGGACGGTAAGCAGCAGGCAGGTTCGATGACACCCGTTCCCCGTACTCGCCACCAGGCTCCAAGTCCTCTGCGATTGACACGGCGACCATGTGGTCGACTGCATCTTTTTTGTTTTTGTGGCAGCCGATGACCGTGCCATCTTCTTTGACGGTTGCGAAACCGTCACAACCTTCCGCCGAGTCTGTCACGAAGTAGGGCATCAGAACATCAACAATACTTGCAAGTCGTCATCCTCGCCGCTGAATGTGATAGTGCCCTGGGCGGTGGCAGTGAACCCGATGAAGATTGGTACGACGAATGCCTCCACCGTTTTGACCGTCTTCTCGATGACAATCTCTTCAACGATGAAGACAGGTTCAACCTTCTTGCGTTTGGGTCTCGGGTATCGGTACGGTTCGCCACCGCCGCCAGCGTCAGGTGCGGGTTGCGGGGTGATCGTTCCGATTGCGCTGGCAACCATCGGGCCGAGCTCGGCAGTCATTGAGCCGAACGGTGTCACCGTGCCGGTGGCCGCCGCAGTCAAACCGCCCAGCGACGACTCGCCAGAAGCAGGGTGTGTCACCGTGCCAGTTGCGCTTGATGTCGCCGCTCCGAGGCTGGCAGAGGCGTCTGCGTCGACGGTGACGGTGACTTCGCTGACCTCGGCAAACAGTTCGCCTAGGTTTGCGGATGCACTAGCAACCTTGGTGATGAGGGCTGTCGCAGACCCGACCAATCCGCCCAGGGCTGACGCAGCCGTGGCCGTCGTCGTGAACGTGAAGCCGTCTAGTTTGCCGTCGCCGTCAAGCGTTGAGGTATCGAGTGTGAACGCGGGTGAGTCGCCGTCAAGACCGAAGTCCGCATCGTCGAGTGTGTTGGTGTCAAGGACGAACCGTGCGACCACGGGTGTCTCGTTACGAGGCGACGGTCAAAGAGACGGTCAAAGATGTTGACGCAATCGTGAACGTGTCGCCTGCGGTGTAGGCGTTGGCGGTGATTGTTCCTGAGAACAAGAAGTTTCCTGCGGTGAGATTGTCAAAGGCAGAGAAGTGTGTGGCGTCTTGCGAGCCTGAGATGTTCGTCCAGGTAAGTGCGGCGTCAGATGTGAGCGTGCCAGATGACGCTAACGAGAACGACGCTTCCTTGCGTGTCGTTTCCGTTGCCGCGTTGGCGGTAGCCGCTGCACCTGGATCACCAACATGCAGTTTGACAAACACGCTCGTGACGGCGAAGGTGTCGTTGTTGCCCAACGCATCAAGCCATTGGTTGGCAAGATAGTTGGAGATTCCGACGGCCACTAATCTTCAACCTTTTCCGTGATGTGCAGGATGCGACCTGCATCGTCACGCTCGACCGTGCGCACGACGGTGCGCTGGTCCGGCATCTTGACGTTGATGACCGTCTCCGGCACGTTGACGATTGGTGCGTCCACATGCACGTTCGGTGTCGACACATGGATGACCTGCTCTGGCATCGTGAAGTTCACTTCGCGTGTGCCTGCGTCGTAGACCGTTGCTGGCGCAATCGGGTTGAGTGACGCGACGGGTTGCAGCGATGCGGTCGGCACACCCGTGTGCTCAATCTTCGGCAAGTCAAGTGCGGCAAGAACGGCGGCAGGTTGGAACCCTGATGCGATGAGTCGTTGCGCGATGACGGACTTGCGGTCCATGTCGGCAAGGTTCGCAGCGTTGATGTCGATGTTGGTGAGTGGCACTCGGTAGATGTCGCCACCTTGGATTGGTGACTGGTCTTCCAATCGGCGCACGTCGTTGACCGACAGGTAGCCGTTGAGTAAGCCCTGCTGGTACGAGGCGTTGCGTGCAGCGATGTCGCCACGCAACAGACCTGCGGTCGTGAAGCGGACGAACGCCCGGCCCTCGAGCAGCACCGAATACTCGGCCTCAACCTTAGAAAGATACGGCGTCAACGTGTGTTGCAAGAAGTGCAACTGGTTGGCTTCAACCGACGCATACGACTGTGCGCCAGGTGTGGTCACACCAATCATCGACGGTGGGACACGGAACACTCGCGCAATCTCTTCGACTGCGAACTGTCGTGACTCGATGAACTGCGACTCGTTCGGGTTGACACCAGTCTTTTCAAACGTGGCACCGCCGAACAGGATGCCTGGGCGATGCGAACGACGCAACCCTTTGTGGCCATCTTCGAATGCGTCAACAAGATTCTTGGCTTGCTCACGCGACAGGTTGCCAGGGAACTGGATGATGCCCGACGTCTGCGAACCTTGACCGAAGAATCGTGCAGCGAACTCTTCCAACGCCCTTGACAATCCGAGGTTCTCTTTGACTAGGTCGATACGGGACTTGCCACGCAGCTCACCCGGTAGGCACAGGTCTTTGATGTGGATCATGTCCACGTCCTCGATGCGGTCCCTTGTTTCGTAGACGTAGAACAGTCGGCCCGACGAGTCCCGGCGCACTTCGGTGAACTGCGGGTTGAGCACGGACAGGGCGAGCACTTCGCCTTCTTCGTCGCGGATGATACGGGTGAACGAGTTGCCGTTCAACAGCAACGAGACAAGCACCTGCTGGAAGTGGTCATCCTTGGTGACACCGATGTCGGGCGAGTCAAGCCACACCGGTCGTGGACGGAACTGCAACCGCACACCATCGGCACGGATGAAAGAATCTATTGGCAGGCTGGCAATCGTGTCGGCAATCAGACGCACGCATGCGTAGACGCTGCCAATCTTGAGCGAGTCTTCTTGGGTGACGTACGTTCCCGAGTTGGTTGTGAACGTGAACCCGTCACCGAGCGCGAACAACGACTGGAACGAGACAGCCCGCTCCTCTTCGGCACGCTTCGTGAAACGCTCAACAATCATTTCTTGTCAACCTTCAAAGTCCTGGCATAGCCGTAGGCGGCGACGAACGCGGCGACCCCGAGCACGAACACACCCAACGCCGGATGAACCAAAGCACCTGCTGCCACTATGCACACCAATCCAATCAGCTCCAATGTAAGAATCATTGTCTCTCCTAGGTTAGACGATTGAGCCTACTCAGACGGCGAAAAAGCCGGGCTCGGGTCCGGTGTCGTGAGTCGTCGTCGCACGGTCAACCGCCATCGCCAATGCGATGACTGCGTCAATCTTGCGTTTGGATTTGCCTTTGCTCAACGTCCACCCGTTGTCCTTGACACGTTGCGCCGCTGACAACACCTGATCCGAAAAGATGGGGTTGCCGTCGTGCACAAGTTTCTGATTCACGATGGTCTCGTACAGATGCCCGCACGCAGGAATCATCCGCTGCGGAGACTGCGGGAACTCGACCATCGGCATGCCCTGCTCTGCCAACGCCTCAGCAGACCGTTGGAAGAACGCAGGGTCATACGCGACCTCCTGCAAATCGTAGAGCTGCGCCATCTCCATCAGATGCGACTCCACCGCAGCGACATCCATGACCCCACCATCAGGCAACCAGATTTTGGCTTTGGCAACGAGCTTGCCGTTGACATGCTGCACCGCGACAGCTGCGGTCGTGTCCCGCTTCAACGCCATGTCCACACCAATCCACGTCGCAGCACCCGGCACCAGGTCGGCATCGCCACGACACAACTCCCAGGCACCCTGCGGCAGCCACGAGTCGGCTGCGGTACGAACCCACTGGTTCAGGCGATAACGACGCACGCTGATTTCGGACGTTTGACGCACCGCCAGCTCCATGTCCTCCGGGTCAAGCAGACCCTCACCCAGATTCGGATTCGCCTCAAGCCACGCAGCACGATCACCCAGGTCACAACCCTCGGCTGCTTCCCACCACCAGAACCCGAACGTCTCATCGTCAATCTCTTTGCGACAAACCTTCTGGCCGTAGCCGTACAGCAGACCACAGATGCTCGACATGTCAAAGCCTGCGGTCGTGATGGCCACGATCTGCGGGTCACGCCTCGCACCAGACCCGAGCGTCAACGCATCCCACAACTCTGCGTTCGGCTGCACATGCAACTCATCAAACACCAC